CTAGTCTAAAAGTTCCAGCTGTATTGGTTGCAGTGGGTGGATAAGTATTTAAGTCTTCTTGATTAGAAAATCTTACAAACATTTTATCTTGTGTAGTAGCTAATCCAATCGTCGTTTCTGTTCCAAGATGAAACAAGTGTCTATCTCTATCAGATACTAAAGTTGAAACCGAAGCAGTTGGATTATTGGTTGTTAAAGCTCCAGAGGTTGAGCTTGATGCTCTAACAGTTGTAGGAAGCGCAGCTCCCCCATCCCAAGTAAATGTTTTTCCGTTGTGAATCGTAGCCACTAAAACTTCTCCAAAGTTATCGAGTGACCAGTTGCCAGGATCTAGTGTTACACTTGAAGCCGTTCTAGCAGTGCCCCAAGTTGAAGCACTCCAAGTAGAAGTTCCAAATCCATAACCTAACGTTTGAATTGGAGGTCCTACTATTTCATAAGGTAAAATTGATGCGCTGCCGCCTGCAGACATTCCAGTGCCTGATTCAACAGAAGGCATTTTAATAGTAAAGGTGTTTGTTGTTTCAGTCAGAATTTCAAATCCCCTGTCTTCAAAATCAGCAACAGTATATCCTGTCGCGCCTGCGCCGGGTAGTGAGACAGAACTAAAAGTTACATATCTTCCTACTAATAATGCATGAGAAGTCTTGTTTACAGTAACGTCGCGCGAACTAGTTGTAGAATCAAAAGTAGCTGAAGTTATAGCTGTAGCTACTGGAGAAATATCATAATATTTATCTCCCCATGAAAGGAAGAGACCTTGAGAAGTTCCGATAGCTGTGTATCGATCTCCAGTTAAATTTGTAAAAGCAAGTTGGGCTCTCGCTACGCCAGGTAAAGTTTCACCAGCTAGTTGAGACCAGCCCCCTATTTTTTCAGGGAGGCCATACCTGAATCTAACAAAATCGCCATCAATCCACTTGCCTTCAGCGCCTGAAGCAGTGTTTTGTTTATCAAAACCTGGTTGTACTTGTAATTTCTTTAAAGCCATAAGAACCTAGTATACTCACTTTTTGTCTAAAAATATAGTCCATTCTAGCTCAGATATCAAATCATTTACGAGGACTTTATTTAACTTAGTCTTTTTTAAATACTTGTGCAATTCTTCTAGGTCTAAAATAACCCATTTGTCTTTCATCTCTAAAACCATTTTATCTGCTTTAGTATCAACTCTACCTTTTTGAGCCAGCTCCCCCTCTAGCTCAAACATGTCTCTAACATCAAATTTATAAAGGCCATTTTGTCCTTTAATAATACCTGCAATATTCCAAGATGTTTTTGCTTCGGGATACTTAATTGCTGTTAGGTGTTCAGAAAATCTTTTAACTATCATCCAGATAACTAAGACATTAAAAGATTATGTTTAATTACCTGCCTTAGCCTACCAATCTCTTGGATTTGATGCTCTAGTGTTTTTTGAAGTAGATTAACTGTGTACTTCTGTGATTCAATTGTCGTTTCCAGGCCGGCCATAGTCTCATTCTGAGATTTTATAAGAACTTCTAGATATTTTTTCTGTTCTTCGAGATCTCTATATTCTTTTTTCCATTGATCGTTTGTTAAAGTTAAAGGTAGAGTTTTCATTCTGAAACCACCATATTGATTATTATTCTGTAGGGATTTTTTTTCGGATTTTGAGCAGCATGTAATAAATCATTTCTAAATAAAACAGCCTTACCTCTTTGTGGACTAACTCTTTTTATAATCTTAAATTTTTTATCAAAAAATAAAGTATCTCCATCAGATTCATTGACATAATATAAAAATGTATACCAGTTTGGATACTCTGGTTTAAATAGATCCGTGTGTGGAACTTGATGCTGATTTGACTTTTGACGTACATTTGCAACATTAAAATTTGCTTTTGCTCTAAATAAAGTTTTTACATTTAAATTTGCAGCCTTAAGTAACTTTGGAATAAGGTAAAAATAAGGAGAATTATTATCTATGTCGTGGGGGCCCTGCTTAAAAACATGGGTAAGTTGAAAACTATCCACACAATTTTTTGGCGTGTCAAACTTCGGGTAAGGCCTCACTGTTTTATTTTGAAAATACCATCCAAAGACTGAACTTGTTAATACGTTTTCAATTTCATTAACGATATCTTTACCTATTGTTATAATTTTATACATAATTAAAAACCATAGATAAATGGCTCCCACCTTAACTTGCTTTAAAATTCAATCTAAAATTCATAGCAATACAAACTCTAGGCTCGGTGTTTTGGTTCTTTAAAACTCTATGTTGAATGCCAGCAGGGAACATACAAAATTTACCTGTTTCAGCTCCAACCATCCATCCTTTCTCAACATACCTATTGGGCCAAGAATCAAATACTAAATTACCTCCATTTTTTGGAATATTTACATAATAACAAGAAGCTATTTCTGGAGTATTTTCTTTTACAGAATATATATCCGATAAATCTAAATGATCATGCCTCTCGGATGTCTCATGTTTATATTGAACATGTGACCAAAGATTGATAAGTTTTAATTTTCTATTACTATAAAGAAAATAAGCATCTTTAATTTTTTCAACCACTTCATTTACTTCTTTAGTGTAAGGAATATAAATATCTTCGTTCTTTCCTTGCCCCGGATCATCAGATAGCCTATTATTGTAATTTTTAATACAGAGTTTTTTCAATATATTATTTTTTATACCCGTTAAGTGTCCCCATAAGAAATAATCTGTATGTATAGCTTGGTAATTTAATCTAGTCATCCTCTACGACCATTTTCATCAATCCACTTTCGCGCTGAGGGAAGACCTAAATGAAGTCTACCATCAAATCTGTACTCTTGGTTTTTAGGAATATCTTCGACATAGTGTAAAAAAATTTGTCCACATACTTCGCCTTCAAAGGGTTCTCTCCAATGATCACACTCGGCACCTCTAAAAAACAAACCATCACCTGGTTTTAAAATTACTTTTTTTATGTCTTTCTTTTTACGAGTACCGGCATTTAAAAATATTGGCCATGGATCCCCACCTACATTCAACGTACAAGAAATTTCACAAGAACCCCTGTCTGTATGAGGTGCTAGTTCTGCTCCTGTTTCATACACTCTTACATAAGTATATGTAGGTAGTAATTTTTTCTTTATTTTTTTCTCTATTTGTTTTTTTAGAATTGATAATAAAGTTTCACAACTCGCATCAGAATAACAACAATAACTATTGTTAACTTGACCATCACCAAATGTACCTAAAAAAAATCCTTTGTCTCTTGGATCAAGAAAATTATCTCTATATTCAATTTCAGTTCCATTATCACATGCTACTGGTGATCCATTCAAAGTTGCAGCAATTTGTCTTTTTATTAATGTATATGTAAATAAAAATGAAGATAGTTCTGGACCTATAAGTTTTCTAAAAATTTTATATTTCATCGCAATGGTAAACCACAGCTCCAAAGAACTAGAGAATACCTAACTCCTTTCGTAACAGGGGTTACTCTATGAAGAGTATGACTTGGAAAAACAATCACGCTTCCTTTTGTTCCTACTTCTTTAGGTGTGTACGTAATGACCTTATCACTCTCTAAAACTTTAAATTGTAAGTTACCACCAGAAAACTCTCCAGGATTACTCAGAATTGTCACCGCCGTTATTTTTCTTGTTTTACCTCTGAAATTAGGATCTGGATTATCATAATAAACTTTTCCAGTGTCGCTATGCCAAGTATAAAACTGGTTCTTTTTATAAATTGTAAATTGAAAAGCTTCATTGTAATCATGCTCTAAATTCCAATTTGCTCCTCTATTTGCCTCCGCAAACAATGGATTAATAAGTCCATATATCCAGTCTGGATTATCAAAAACAACACTTGAGTTTCTTGTTTTTGCTAAAAATTTTTTATCTTTTGTTGTTGTTGGAGCTTTTGTTAGATTACCGACAAGCGCTTCTCTTGGTTTTCGTTTCTTAAAATGAGCTAAAATTTCATCGCACTTCTCTATAGGAATTGCGTTCTTAAAATAATAATAGGTTGATTGACCTTCGTAAAACATATCTGCCTCTCTTTCTTGTTTTCTATTGCTTCCCTTTCTTTATAATAATTCCTTTAAACAGTCAATAGATTATGAACTTTCTATCCATTTTTGATTATCTTCATCCCAGTTATAAGTAGTAGAATAATCATATACTCCATTTTCATCTACAGGTAATTGAGGATAATCTACGGGAGCTTTCCATTCATTATCATCACCTAATATCCAAGAAGCAAAAGGTTGTTCATTTAAAAAAACATCCTTTGCTGGATCATATGTACCACCAACTCGTGCAGCATTTCCTCTAAAACTTCTATCAGTACTTGTTTCTACCCACTTAACTCCCTCATAATTAAACGGAGTATAAGAACCAAAATCATCTGCAGCTTGTTGAGATTGATGACCACCATTGGCTTCAACTCTATCATCGTTTGATACTAAAACCCTTAGTACATTATTATTATTGTCTAGTTCTGCAAATAAAGCCATATTAATTTACTGTAAAGGAACCACCACCGGTGAATTTCCCTATTTGTATTCCTTCTGGGTCTGTAGTTCG